CCTCATATCAGTGTTCTTATATCTCGCCCACATATAATCAGTGACACCGCTATCTCTGTGTATTGTTCGATATCCTTCACTTGTGGTTATTCTCGGATTATGAAAATCCAGTCTGAAATCTTTTACATGGCAAAAATATCTTGTCAGAATGTTTTCTCCATCTGGCTGAACCAACACGCTCCATGCAACCGATACAAGACTTTGTCTGCTCATTCCCTCACTTTTCGCTTGGAGGAATTTATTACAGTACGGACACCTTACGATTCGATTGTGTTTGACCTCGTCTTGGTTATTCCAAACAGGTATTGTCTTATGCTTCAAATGCTTATTTTCCAAGATGAAAGTATGCTTGCAGCTTGTGCAATAGGCTTCCTTTCTGTCGGTATTGTAAAAAATGTAATTTTCATCCTTGAATACCGTTTCTTCAACAAATGTCTGGTAATCATCTGGCAAAGCTTTGAATCGCTCCATTTCCTGATCGATAACATCTGTTTCCTTCTTATGTTTCTTTGCAAGCCTCATTGCTTTGACTTTATCCTGATAGCGTTCCAACAGTGCAAATGCAGGTCGTACACCACATTCATCTCTGGTTTTTAGCCATTTTCTAAATGTACTCTCCGCTCTCTTTGCATCCATATCCGTTAGGAACTCAAGCTGTTCATAGCTCCACCAATATTCCGCCCAACCCGATTCCCTGCAAACCAGATTGAGTAAGGCTCCCGTTCTCCATTTGCCGCATTCCACTTCAAGCGTTATGTAATTCTCCTTTTGGCAGAACACTCTAAACATCAACGAAATATCTCTCTTATTTCTTCCACTGGTCTGATATACATTAAGTATCAATGTTTCCTCAGCACCAACTTTTTTCTTTTGTGTGGAAATCACACCTCGTTTGCCCTTGCCCGCAACAGCAATATCATGTATTGTTTCCAGATTTACTTTTGAGACCGGTATGTCTTTTAAATCTTTCTTTTTCATCCATATCGCCTCCTACATTCCTAAAAGAGAAAACATATCAAGCTGGCCATCCATGTCCTTATTATTCCTTTTAGGTTTTGCCTCTGGCTTTGGTGCCTCTATTTTTTTCTCCGGCTCTACTGCTAGCTTGGAAACTTCCTTTTTCTTACTGTCCGTTTTAGTCTTTTCATCCTGCTTTTTCTTTCTCTCCGCAGCTTCTTTAGCTTTTTTATCCTCCTCAGCCTTATCGTCTTTATGGAAATAATCCTCAGCCCATTCATAAACCACATCATCACGAACTGCACAACTACTTCCTTTTGCCTGCTTTCTTGCCTGCTCGTAAATGTATTTGTAGCATTTCTCCCAAGTCTTGTGATCCTGGCATACATCCGAAGCAAGGCTTTCTGATCCCCTGCACCTTTCAATCAGATATTTGATTATTGGATCTGCAAATGACTTATCCTTAGCTTTTTTCAACTCCTCCTGTAACTTCGTAACTGCTCCAACAACTCCGATATAAACAGAACTGTTATTATTTTCTTTCGCAGATTCAATTTCCTCTGGTGTAGGTGCTGGGATTCCTTCTACAATTTCTTTAAGACTTGCTGTTCCCATCGGGATCGTATCATCTGCATCTATATCATCATTAACCGCCTGCTCAAATGCCTGCTGTTCGATGTTTGAAATAGCCTTTCCCATTTCCGACTGCGGCTCGGATGCTGAAAAATCCATAGCCTCATATTCTTCTTTTAATCTGTCGTTCTCTATATCAAACAATGTGTTACCGTCAGCGTCATAGAATGCGGTTACTTTCTCTCTCTTTAATATCTTGTAGGTAGTATTCCCTACCTCAACTTCGCTCTTGCTATCCTCCGAAGAATATCCGTTTTCCAGATACTCAAGAACAGCTTTGCTCCATTCGTGTTCGTAATCTTGATTATCTCCTAATGCGTAGTGCATTACATTTCTACCTGTTTCCATAGGCTTCCTCCTTTTTATCGAAATCGAAAAACATATAAAAGTGCTCTTTTTCCACTGTTTTTTCGGTGGTTGCAGTTCCACCAAGACCGTCCATTGACTGGAACAATCTTCTCCATGTCCATATTTGATTTTGAAACATTGGCATATACCAGAGTTCCTGTCCCTCTTTTTCATTAGGGAACAGTACATGCCCCGTCAAAGGATTTGTAATCGTATTTGCTATACACACATATCCTGCACACCCCAAAAGTGAAAGCTGTATGTAACACATCATCCCGGTTATTCTGTCTATGTCCTGTGCAACAAAAACCACATGATTTTGAAAATTATGTTTACACTTTTTCATGGTATTTGCGGCAGCTATCAATGTTGCTCCTGCTCCACAAGCCGGATCACAAATGGATAAGTAGCCTTGCTTTTCTATATGGCTGTCAACATCCTCACAGGTTATCTCAGACATCATCTTGCACACACAGTAGGGTGTAAAAAACTGCCCTTTCCAGTGATTTCCAAGATTTAGCTGCATATACATTTCTCCAAGGAAATCCTGTTCCGGATTTCTTTCCAGGGCTTCAACAATGATTGCAAGCATTTTTGCAGGAATCTCTACAGAACCAAGTCTCTCTATGCATTGTGCATATTCTTTTTCTCTGCTCTCATAATGCTCCGGGCTTCTGTCTGCCACATTACTTATTGAGCACGCTATAGCTGTCATCAAATCCGCCCAAACCTGCCAAGAGCTTCGTGAATAGCAGAGTTTATGAAATTCATTTAAGAATTCTTTTTCAGTTCCCTGTATTGCTTCACTCTGCTTCACCACCTAAAATCTTCCTCCTTATTTCTTCAAATTTGCGAGCCCTTTCTTCTCGCTGTTCCTCTGTGAGCGGTTTAGGTTCTGGTTCTTTCTCCTGTTCTATCCTTACAGGCTCTTTCTTCTCAATCGCCGGTACATACTGCTTTTGCAACAGCACTTTGTTTTTAGCGACGAAATCCGGAAGTGCATTTGTATTTTGTGCTTCAGCGGCTTTTTTCTCATAAGCCTCACGGAAGTTTGCCCTATCTGCAGTTGGATTTTCGCTCTGGCACAGCCTGCTCCACCCAAGATTTTTAACTACAGCCAATGTGAGCTCATCCATGGTTGCAAATGCCTCCTGCGGATGATACCACCCATAATCGGACATTGCTTTTTGGACAACTCCCCATGCTTCGTCAAAACTCAGAATTGGTGTTTTACATCTTTCCATACATAGCTTTCTGATTTCAGCTATGTTGGGCGGATAAATATTGGTGCAAATATGCTCCATGACAGCATTTTCAGCAATCTCATACGGAATATCTTTAAGTGTCATATACCAAAAATCCATTGAGGCATTATCTTCGAGTATTTTTGAAGCTGGATATGCGGATTTAATTCCGATTGCCAATGTCGCAAATTGCTGTTTATTCATTCGCCCACTCCCTTGCTCCTTGTGCAAACTGCTCTACCTTTGAGCCGCCGGCTGTCTGATTGTAAGATTGCGTATAACCAGGTGTTCCACCTCTGTTCTGAACCTTTGAAATCCAAGCGTTGATAAATCGTTTCATTCCTCCTGCTGTTTTCCGTTTTCTCGGATTAGCATCACACCAGCCTTTCATTGCCCTTAGTTCCTGCATAATGTCAACAGCAGGATATAATTCTGCGAGTTCAAGAACATAACTCTGTGTAATCGGGTATTCTTCACCAGTATTCATCATGATACCTATTACTGATGGCTCCGCAGCTACTGTCTGTTCGGAGCATATATTTGTATTGGTTTCCGATTCGGATTTGGATTCGGATTGGATTGGATTACGGACACATTTGTTGTCTGATGTTTTTATCTGCTGTCCTTTGCTGTCAAATGTCAGCAATTCACAATCCTCTGAAAATCCGGGATACTTACTCTTTTGATTACGAATTCTCTGATGATCCGCCCAAGTTACCAATTGCAGGTACGGTCTTCCCTGTGCCTCATACACTCTGACCAAGCCCACCGCCGACAACCTACCAAGCGCCTTATCTATATCTTTTTCCGTAATATCTTTCAGAGGAAAGCAGCTTCCCTTGATTATCTTTGCTCTTCCGTCGTATCTGCCGAAGTCGTCACAGGTTACAATCAATCTATAAAACAGAACTTCCTCGAACCAAGATAAAGAATCTATTTCTTCGCTCCTGCAGATGCTCTCCTTGATTATCCTGTTTGGCATTCGATCATCCTCCTTTCGGATGCTGGAGAGTGCCCCCTCCAGCTCCTGACTTAATAAATTACCTTGCTACCATTTTCCGTTTTGACTACATCCAAATTCTGAGGGAATCTGGCTTTCATTGTCGGATCATGAGTGATAGCCATTATTTTAATGTTGCTGTATCTGCTCTGTATTGTCTCCAATGCGTCGCAATATGCCTGTATTCCGTCCCCATCCAAGAATGGAGGCTCATCAATAAAGAGCATTCCGAGCTGGATTCCTGCCGAAGATGATTTAATCTCTGCCAATGCAAGAATTACCGATAATGAAGACTTGACTTTCTCTCCACCGGATTTTGAAAGGTATGGAAGCACCGACTTACCATATTCCTCGATGTAAATATCCAAAGATACCTTTTCCTTTCCATTTTTCTGAAGTCTCTCCAGTCTGAACTCCACTCCCATTTTTCCGCCAGTCATCTGTCCAAGAATGGTATTTGCTGTAGCTGTCAGCTGCGGAATAATAGAGCGGATAATCTGATGTGGCACACCGCTCTGGCTAAATGCGACTTTCAATGTATCGTAATCAGCTGTCTCCTTGGCATATTCCACCTGCTTGTCCTGTAAAGCTGCAATATCCTGCTTCAACTTTGCAATCTGTTCCGATTTCTGCTGTAAAGCTCCAATTCGCATCTGTTTTTCCTTTACCATGCTGTTAATGGCATTCACTTCTGTATCCAGTCCGTTCACAATCGCCTGAGCCTCTTCCATTCCCGCCATAGCAAGTATCTCTTTATCAGCCTCCGCCTGTCTCTCTGCGATTTCATCATCGATACCGGTAATTTCTGCTGTCAACTCCAGAACCCTGTTCAATGCTGTTGCATTTCTTTCCTCTGCTACTGGAAGCATTTTTTCCTTTTCCACCCACGGATCAAGAGCAGTAATGGCACTAAGCACATGTACATGTTCTTCAAACGCTTTGGCATATATATCACGCTCTGTTTCTACCTGTGTGCCCTTTAATTTGACCTCAGCAAGCCTGTTTTCTGCTTCTGATATATTTGACTTTAAATGTTCCAAAGCAGCCTTAATCAAAGCGAGATTGTTTTCCCTCTGGTTGATTTTTTCGAGCTGTGCCACATACGGAAGCAATGTTGCACATTCGTTTTGCAGGACTGTTAAAGCTGCCGCATCGTATCCTATCGCATCCATTTCAGCCTGTTTGTTCTCTATTGCCAATTTGCTCTTTGCAAGTTCGCAATCTCTGCGAGCGGCAATGTCTACATACAATGCTTCATGTACTTCCAGCTGTTCCTTTGCTTCGATGGCATCCTGCAAGAATTTACAATGTGCTTTCTCGATATCCACACATCCGGATTCATTCAATATTGCAACTTTCTTTTCAAGAAACTGCTTCTGCTCGTCCGCTTTCTGCTTCTCCCTGTCAAAGCTTGACCTTGTCTCGCTTTCATGGAAAACTGCCGCAGAGTATTCGGTTTTTGCTTTCTGGTATGCAACAGCTTTTTCCTGCATATCCTCTAACTCTGCTTTCTTTTTGGTGTATGTTTCGGCTTTCTGCCTGACCTCACCATCATTGACCGAATCCAGTATCATTGCATTCTTTTCATTCTGTTTCTTCTGTAAAGCAGCCTGTAACTCCAAAATGTTCTTTTGTTCACTTTCAGCCTGCTTTGCAAGATTTTCAGCCTCCTGTTTCTTTGTCGTGTAGAGTGCTGACTGTCCTGCGAGTTCCAGTTCCCGCTTCAACAAATCTTTTCTTTCAGCAATCTTTTTCTCTATTTCGGGCTTCTGGGCGAGAGTTACTGAACTGCTGTCTGCTATCGCCTGCTGTGTAGCTCTATTCTGCTCTGCAATGGTCTTTTTTGCCTGTAATGTTGTAACAGCTGCAAGAGCTTTCTTTCGCCTTTCTGCGGCTTCCTGCTGATTCGACAGGACAAGTTTCTTCTGGTCTCTCTCATTTACTTTTGCCTGCAATCTGGTTTCCTGCTCCGCCAATTCAGTCTTGCATTTTTCCAATTCCTCATCCGGCTTTCCAAACTCCGCGATTGTTACATTGTGAATAGTGATTTCCTGCTTCAATTCCCTGTTCTTTGCTCCATTCACCTTTGCCTTGTCGGAAGCGATTCTCTCCATTAGCTGATACACTCCAAGTCCAAGAAGTGTTCCAAGGACTTCAACTCTTTCCTCTGGTTTTGCCTGTAGAAATAATCCGTACTGATCCTGCATAATCAGAGCGCATGACTTGAATGTAAAGCTGTCCATTCCGAGGATGTTCAATATTTCCTGCTGTGTATCGTTGTATCGTTCCTTGGAACAATCTTTCCATTCATTCTCAACAAACTGGGAGATATTCAAAGTTCCTTTTCCGGAACGGGCTCTGGTTCTTGTGACACGATACTTTTTCTCTCCGATTCGGAATGTAAACATAATCGAACCGGAACGGACACTTTCATCATTTCTAAGCCATGGTGCCTTTCCTGTATCATCCTTGATTACACCCTCTCTCGGTTCTTCATAAAGGCAGTCGATAATCGCATCCATAAACAAGCTGCTCTTTCCCGCTCCATTCTGACCGTTGATTGTGCAGAAAGTGATATCCTCGAAATTAAATGTTTCCTCTTCGTAGTTACGATA